GCTACCCTATCAATACATATCTTAACCACATCACTTTTTGAAATGTTTGTACCAAACGGTGTATAAAATGTATTTAAATTACTAATTAACTGGAGTGCATCAAATGATCCAGTTTTACTTTTCCTTTTTATTAGACCCATATGAACCTCCTAACAGGGTGACAATCTCTTAAAATGATGATATAATTAATATAAATATCATACGAAGGGGGAATTTAAATGCCTACTTGGAGCGAAATATTAAACGATATAAAACAAAATAGAAAAAATATTGATGATGTTAGACGTGGATTTATAAAATCACTAAGTGAATACACTGGGAGAAATACTATCATATACTATTCTGCATTTTTGACTAAACAACACCAAAACGTAGATATCAATGATACCGACATGAATGGTTTTATGGAAACAGTTCACAATCTTGAAAGGGATAAAGGATTAGATCTGATTCTACATACACCAGGTGGAAACCCTGTAGCAACTGAATCGATTGTAAATTATCTTAAGGATATTTTCAATTCCGATATTCGTGTAATTGTCCCACATATGGCAATGTCTGCCGGGACTATGTTAGCTTGTGCCTCTAAAGAAATAGTAATGGGTTATCATTCTAGTCTAGGACCGATTGATCCTCAGTTTGGTGGTATTCCTGCATTTAACATTAAAAAAGAATTTGAAGAAGCTCAAGAGCAGTTGACTAAAGATTCCAAGTCGTATTTTTATTGGAAAATTCTCCTTGATAAATATAATAAAGCAGATTATAAAACAGTAATAAATGCCATTGATTTATCTGGTATATTGGTTAAAGAATGGCTATCAAAATGCATGCTAAAAGATGAAGAAAATAAAGATGAGCTTATAAACAATATTGTCAATAAACTAAACGAAAATCAAGATTCAAAATTCCACGCAAGACATTTTAACCATACTTGGTGTAAGAATGTTGGACTTAAAATAAAAAACCTAGAAGATGATCAGACTCTTCAAGATTTGGTATTATCTATACATCATTCTGTTAATCTTACATTTGAGATTTCGTCAGCAGTAAAAATCATTGAGAATAATAATGGCAAAACTTTGATTTCTTCAATGCCAATAATTCAGCCACAAAAAAAGAATGCTTAATTTAGCATTCTTTTTTAAATTGAATTAACTGAAAATATAATTTCTTGGTCCTTGTTTTTACCGTCAAATGAACCAATAGATAGTTCTTCTTTTTCTTTGTCTTCAAGACCTAATTCAAAAATCATATCTTCTATCTCTTTGATTTTGTCTAAATCCATACAGACACCTCTCTTGTCTTTATATTCTAGCATTTTTTTTATTCAAATACAAGTAATTTTGTATTTATAACATGTTCTCATAGTCTGTTTTAAATCTGTTTAAAACAACATATGCAATGATTAACGCTACAGTCCCATCAATTCGTTTGTATTTAGAGTTAAGTTTGGATGGTTGTATGTTTCCATTTAAATCAACTTTTGCTTGTGTATTTGATAAACACCATTTCATGATTGGATTGTTATTATAGTTAACCAAGTTGTTTTTTAAATCAGCTTCTAGGATTTTCATCGGTTCAGATAGTGAGTAGATACCCTGTCTGACTTTGTCCATATTAAATCCTAAGTCTTCCATTTCTTTAATCCAATATTGAGAGTTCCACGGATCATATCCAACCCATAGAGGTCTAATACCATAAGTTTGTATCATCTTCATGAACCATTGAGTTACTAAGCTAAAATCGTTTTGATTACCTTCTGTTAAAGTTACAAGACCTCTCTTTATCCAAATATCATATGGAACATTGTCTTCTTTGATTCTTTTTTCTAGAACTTCACTTGGCATAAAGAAATGTGGAATCACATACTTTTTGTTGCTGTCTCTTTTTTGAATAACAAGTACTGCAGCTGTCAAATCAGTAGTCGATGATAGATCCACTCCTCCAACCGCATATGAATCTCTTAGCTCATCAATTGAGTAAGTATCTTCATTGTTTAAGTCATCAAAGGATAGCCACGATCCAGAATCTGCTTGCTTGATATTAAAGTCCTTACAAAGCATTGTCACTCTTGTCGATAAATCATGTTTCGATTTGTTCATAACATCTTCTAAGTATAAAGGCGTTTTAACCACACCAATACTCGGATTTGACTTTTGCCACGTTGCCTGATCTTCATATATTTCTTCGGTTGAGTCTTGAGTGTATAACCAGGGCAATACTCTTTGATCTGAGATTTCACCTTTTAGCATCTTCCTTGCATAATCTAATTTGCTATCTAAAAAACCACCGATGGTTGTCCCTTCAGTGGTTATGATAAATATAAGAGGTTCTTTTTTAGTTGATTGTGATTGTTTGATAGCGTCATAGACTTTGGAATCTGTCATCTCATGAACTTCATCAATACAACCAACTTCGATATTGTATCCATCCTTATTTCTGGATTGAGCTGATAATTTCTTAATTTTATTCTTTGTTTTTGGAGAATAGATATGAAAGATATTCTTTTTACTTCTTGTCTCTTTTGAGAGTGCAGGAGACTGTTCTCTCATGTTGTTGATCTCTTCAAAAAGGATGTTTGCTTGTTCTGTTGTATTTGATGCACAAACAATATCAACACCGCCACTTGAAAGAAAGAATTCAGCTAAATCGATACCAGCAACAAATGTTGTCTTACCATTCTTACGGGCAATGAGTAAAATAACTTCATTAAATCTGCGTAATCCTGAATTAGCCATCTTAAACCCATAAGCAGTTTGAAGTAATGCTTTCTCCCATAACTCTAAGATAAATGGCATTCCATTAAATGGTGATTTTGTGTGTTTACAGAAAGTTTCTATGAAATCGATTCTAAGCTTCCCAGGTTTCTCATCAAAGATGTAGGCTGGATTATCTAAATCCATGATTAATTGATCCAACTCAGCTTTTAGTTCCTGCCCTACGATGATGTTTCCCTTTTCAATTTCATTGTAATACTCGACTAAATAGTTCATTCATTTGCTCTCTTAAGAAATTCATCAAATGCATCATCTCCATCATTTACTTGTGTTCCAAGAATCGTATTTAATGTTTTAATCACTGTGCCATACGAATTCACAAGTTTTGTGTAATACTTAGCTGCTTCTGTCTGGCGTTGAGTACCTTTTGATGAAACTTGGACCGCGCCATGTTTTTTGATCTGTTCTTGTAACTTATCAAGTTCCACCTTCATAAATGCAGCTTGCTCAATAAGGTTATCGACTAGTTGAGTTTTGGTCTCATCAACCGATGAAAAAAGCGACCGAAGTCGCTCTAACTCAATATTTACATCTTCAATTTTTGACATTTCAACACCTCACTCAATAAACACTTATTTATATATTCCGTTTTTGATTAAGTAGTTGTTAATCTCCCATAAAAATTGCTTATCTTCGTATCTAGAAATTGCATCACTAGAAATTTCTAAATATTCTAACAAACTTACTAAGGTATTGTTCATTTTGTAAAACAATTCATAAACTTCCTTAATTTTAATAACCTCTGGATGAGAAAAGTTAATATCGTGATGCGAAGCGTTTTCGTCTCTTAGTACTTTAAGACCTGACAAAAATCCGACTGTTTTTGCATCAAAAAAACCAAGTCTAAGTTCTTCTAGTTTCTTTATTATTTCTTCACTATTTAGAACATTTGTTATTTTCTTCATCTTTGCATTTTCAATAAGCTGTCCTAATATATAGTCTATAGAAACTTGCTTCAATTTTTTTTCGCTATAAAGATTAAATAAAAGATTTGTGGCTAATTGATAGAAACCGGTTTCTAAACTTGATAAATACCATGTGTCCTTGTTGAAACCACTTGACATTAATTGATCATTGGCTCTTGTTTGATACAAAAAATGGTCCAACAAATATAGTTTAACTTTTGATGCATCAATCGCCACTTTCTTTATATTAGATAAAATTTTGCTTTCAATTTCGTTAAATACACTTTTATCTGCTATGAATGCATCATATAGTTTGCCTTTTACAATTTCAAAACTCATAGCATTTTCCTCTTTCCCAATCATTTTTCAGTTTTTCAAAAATTTTGGCTTCCATTTTTTAATTGCCCCCCTGTGCGGTACCCCTCTAAAAAAATTAAAACTTAATGTGGGGGGGGATCTATTCTATGAATTTACTTATTACTATCATAGCATGGACAAAACAAAGTTATCTCTGGACCTTTGAGATTAGCAGATATTGTAAACTGAAAATCTTTAATTATCTTCTTTGTCAATAATTCCCTTAATTGATGTCCAACATCAGGTATTATTTTTTTATCTACAGCCCAACCAAAAGCTATAAGAACATCAGCATCTAGAAAATACTTACATGGATCCTCTGTTTTGACAGCTTTCATTAGCAAAGTGTTTTGCATTGGTGATAATCCACTATACTTTTTTCCACAAAAAGAAATACTCATTTGATCCACCTCTTTTTATAATTATAACAAAGTTAAACTATATTTACGAGGTTTTCTATGAATTAAGTTCCCTTCATCATCAAATTCCTTTTCTTTGGAGAAACGTTTATGCTCCGCATTGTGACATTTTTTGCATAGGAACTCTAAGTTATTTTGATTTAAACTAATTGTTGGATCAATGACATTCTGAACTGTAAGCTTTACTATGTGATGTACTTCTTCACCTAATGCACCACAACGTTCACACTTTCCATTGGCTTCTCTTATCTTGATTTCTCTCGCTACTTGCCATTGAGTAGACTTATAGAAACGATGGAGTTCTTTAGGCTTTCTCATATAACTCTCTCAACTCTAAAATCTTATGATCTACATGTTCCCAACGTACATTTAAATCCTCTCTACCGAAGTGTCCATACATCGCTAACTCTTGGAACTTAACGCTATCAAGCTCTAGTTCTTTTTTAATGTGTTGTGGTCTAAAATCAAATGTTTGATTGACAAGATCTTGTATTTTATCATCACTAATAACTCCAGTATTAAATGTATTCACATAGACACTCACTGGCTTAGCAATACCAATCACATAACCCAGTTGTATCTCGCAATGTGTCGCCAAACCTGCCCCTACAACGGCTTTTGCTACGAATCTGGCATAATAAGCCGCACTACGATCAACCTTGCTTACGTCCTTGCCAGAAAATGCTCCACCACCATGCTTTGCATAACCGCCATACGTATCAACAATAATCTTTCGGCCAGTTAATCCAGAGTCTGCATAAGGTCCACCAATTACAAACTCGCCTGTTGGATTGATTAGAATTTCAGCTTCTCTGATTGTTTTATCATCAAGAACTTTCGGTAAAACTTCATTGATTATGAGATCTTCGTATAATTCTCTTCGTATCCATGATTTTGTTTGTGCTGAAACAGCGATTGTTTGCACTTTTTTAGGTTTACCTTTTTCATATAAAACAGATACCTGACATTTGCCATCTGGACCAAAGATATGTGCATATTGTTCTTTACGAGCTTTGTCAATCTCTTTAGAAATTTGATTTGCCAGCATAATCGGTAGTGGCATTAACTCTGGTGTTTCGTTACATGCATAACCAAACATAATCCCTTGATCACCTGCGCCTTGTTCATGTGTTTCACTTGAATCAACTCCAAGTGCAATATCTGCTGATTGCTTACTAATCTTTTCCATGACTTTGAAACTTTCTTCATAACCGATTTCACGAAGTTTCTGTTTTGTTATATCTGCATAATCGACTGTTGCAGTTGTTGTGACTTCTCCAAAGACAAATACTAGGTCATCTTTAATAGCCGTTTCAACTGCGACTCTTGCATTTCTATCTTGTTCTAAAATGGCGTCCAGTATAGCATCACTGATTTGATCACAGATTTTATCCGGATGTCCACTAAATACTGATTCACTTGTTATGACTTGCATTCCATCATCTCCTTCATTAACGAGTAAAAAAGGAGCTTGCGCTCCTAATTATTTATTTTGTTATCTCCCATGCTGTATAAACAGATCGGTATGAACAATCCCAAGTATCCAGAATAACTCCATCGATACACGCTGCGACATGTCCTGCCATCTTTAAAATGTAAGTTCCTTTTGGATGCAACTCTGTAAAGTCGCTACCTTTGATTCTTGGTTCTCCTTTTACTGGCTTAAATATGAGTCTTGGATAATCTTTCAAATAATCGTATAAGAACTTCGTATCTTTGTAATTAGAATATCCAAGTTCTCGTTTTGCTTGATTCAGTTCTCTTCTGCATTCGAGATAGTCTTTGCTTGTTGCAGTTGCGATTGCTCTTACAACACAATCGGTTGTTTTAATACCTTTTGGATGTGCATTGAACTCTTTATACATTATTCATTCCATCCTTTGTTTAACCATTTAACAAGTTCTCTCGATGAGTTTGTTTTATATGCAGGTTTATCAAATCCGTCAAGTCTTTCATAAACTGTATATTTTGAATCATTCCATACACAATCAATTTGAATGACGATGAGGTTATTATTGGTTTCGATATCTGCAATTCTAAAATCATCATAGAGTGGACCATTCAGTGGGCAGTTATTTTTAAACCACACATAACTTGTCTCAAGGTCTACTTTTCCGCCTGGTTTGATTTGCTTGATGATGTTACCCATCTTCTTAGTTTTATTGGCTAAGCTTGTATCTCTGCAAAACCAATCGAACCATCCTGCATTAATTTGGGTTGTTGTATCAGGTCTATCAAACTCGCCTGATTTAAATCTTTCAATCCAATCAGATAATTTGATTTGTTTTTCCATAACTTTAGTCTCCTTATAATTTTTTGGTTACTATATATATCACTCTAAAGAGACTTAATAGCAAGTACTTTTTTTACTATAGTGACTTATTTTCAAAGTAATCAAAATCGCTAAGTGGAGACCTTTTTCCATTTCTAATCAAATAACAATTATCATTAGATGCCTTATGTTTAATATAACGTTTCACAATGACATCAATAAACTTTTCATCAAGTTCCATCAGATATGATTTTCGATCCAATTGATCAGATGCGATCATCGTTGATCCAGATCCTCCAAATAAATCTAATACCGATTCATGACGTCTTGATGAATTGCTGATAGCTTTTCCAACTAACTCTAAAGGTTTCATGGTTGGATGCTCTTCATTTTTTCTTGGTTTATTATATTCCCAGATGGTATCTTGAGAGCGATCATCAACAAAGTAATGAGCAGCTCCTTCTTTCCATCCATATAGAATAGGTTCATGTCTCCAGTGATAGTCTTGTCTTCCAAGCACTAATGCATTTTTTACCCAAATGAGACATTCAGCTAATTTAAACCCCGCATTCTTGAATGCGTTTCTAAAGTTTAGACCTTCAGTATCTGCATGACAAACATAGATCGCACCACCTGGTTTTGTATGATTGAACATGTTCTGGAATGCACTGTATAAAAAAAGATAGAAGGTATTATCTTCCATCTTATCGTTTTTGATTTTTCCAGCTGTTCCTTCATAGTCAACATTGTAAGGCGGATCGGTAAATAACATATCTACTGTGTTACCATTAAGTAATGTTTCAACTTGTTTTGCGTCTGTTGAATCACCACACATGAGTCGATGAGGTCCAAGTTCGTAAATATCACCAATCTCAGAAAAAGGTATCTCTGGAATTTCATCATCAATATCGAAATCATCATCTGCTGCATTATCTGGAAGCAGTTCTTCCATTTCTTCAAATCCAAACTGAAGCATATCTATGTCAATACCAGCTAACTCTTCTTCAAGTCTTGATAAATCCCAAGTGGCAAGTTCAGCTGTTTTGTTATCCGCTAAGCGAAAGGCTTTGATTTGTGCCTCATTTAAATCATCTGCGACAATACATGGCACTTCTTCTAAACCAAGCGACACAGAGGCTTTTAAGCGCGTATGTCCAGCTATGATGACGTTGTCACTTGTAATAACTATTGGAACCTTAAATCCAAATTCCTTTATCGAGTTAGCAACAGCTTTGATCGCTTCGTCATTGTTTCTTGGATTGTTTTCGTACTCTTGGAGTACTGATACTTGCTTCATCACGATATTCATTCATCCAAACCTCCTCACCATTTTCTATGCGTTTTTGCATAAGTTCAATTTCTGCTTTCTTTTCGTTATACTCAATACCAAATTTCGTAATGAGTAAGTATTTAATTGCTGTGATATCAGGTAGTGACTGTTTCTTAAACTTAGTAATTCGCTTTTTAGTTCCAGTCTTTGTTTCTTCAATCACTGTTTGTGTTTCTTCGTATTCAAAACCTATCGCGCGTTGATAAATGGCATCGAGTAGTTTTTGTTTTAATTCTTCATCACCATACTGAAAGGCCGCATTAAACTTTGGATGTGCTTTCTTAAGTTTAATAATTGTTTTCTCTGTAATTCCTAGATATTCAGCAATCTGTTTTTGAGTTGCTCTTTTAGATATCATTTCAGATATGGCTTTTAATTTAACCTCTAAGTGTCCTGATTCATCCCATCGCTCATATAGATCAAGCATTTTTCCTTTCATTCAATCACTCCAACTGTATACAAAAAATTGTAATTATTCACCAGTTGGAATACTACAAGTATCTCTGCAAAAACAAAAAAGAACTCATCTCTGAATTCTTTAAGTGTCTCTAGGCTGGTTTTAAAGCCAGTATTCCATGTTGTTTATAGCTTTGCTCAGTTTAATCATAACACACCCTTGACAAATTCACAACGGTTCATCGTGGTCCATCATGGTCCATAATTTTTATTCCTATCAAAGCCTCTTTATGCCACCTTTTTAGTGTCGAAATAGATACAAACATCTTTACTGCTATATCGTTCCAACTCAGCCAATCTATATACCGATAGATCAATACTTTTCTAAGTTCTGTGTCTTCAAGTTCATCAACAACTGACATAATTTCACCTTTTATGATTGGGAGTCTCCTTTTCAAATCCACGATTAAGTTTTCATTATCTAATGCTTTACGTATCCATTTCTCAAACGGTGCTTCTAGACTTTTAGTTCCATCCACACGAATCTGATCAAAGTTAATGCCTGGTATAGAGTTTGCAAGACGAATGTATTCTTCAACTTCAACTTGCAAACGTGCTATTTTAAGTTCTGTATTGTGATATCTACTTAAGTATTCTTTTATATTCATCTTGTTTCCTCCTTAAATTTGCTTAATACATCTATTTCTATAGAGATGCCAGTCGGATCATCAGACCATACCTTTTCAACATGCTCTACAACCACCTGTGCATCATCAATCCAAAAACCAACCTCTGTCATACAATCTTTGAGCATCTTTTCCAAATTATCAGTATCCGGCCTTGTCACTCTCCATTCAAAGTGTTTGTGTCTTTTACCCTTAGGGAATCTCCATATGACATGAAGCTTAATCGGACCTTCCATTGGTTTTTCAGGTTTGAATGGTTTTAAGTGTTTGATGATTATGCTTCTTGCCTCTTTTAATTTCTCGGGTTTATAAAATACTGGTTTGTTTTTGACAAGTGCAATTTTATTTTGTTGCGCGGTAACTGTAGGCGGATCTAGTAATAGGAATATTTTCATAGTTACCTCCATTTTTCTAATTTTTAGGTGCAGATAGGCGAGTGCTGACGATGATGCATTTGTTTGGGATAGGGCAAGGCTAAAAGCCCTATCCTACAAACATGCGTCAGCGTGTTGGTTGCAACACATATATATAAGGCCTTTCTGCCAGTTTTTTTGCCTGCTGGTAGATAGGTAAAATTTACCTTTATACCAAAACGCAAAACATATGCTGGCAACTGCCAGTTTTCCTTAATCACGACTTCATTCCTTACGCGTTATGATTCCTTTTTTTGTTTCGTACTCTTCTTGAAATTCTGTAACACGAGATCTGACAGTACGCTCGGCTATGCCTAAATATTCTGCAAGCACAGATGCTTTACAAGTGCCGTCGTCTTCCATGTTAATATCAAATGCAGCATCAAATTCATCTTTTCTTGACTCGGTAGATTGATTTCTCTTACCACTTTTTTCTAGATTTGCTTTAGGGTCACCTTCTGCATAGTGTTTTGTTAATATGCCTTTATCATCAAGTTTATGAATCGGATACTCAAACCAAAAATTAACTGGCTTGAAGTTACCAAATTCTCTTAGACTACTTTCAAGTCTCCAAGCTGTAGATGTTTGTACATCTGCGTATTGAGCCATAAACTCATCGGTAGTTTCAAGTTGAATCATATCGAGCTGTGCATCTGGATCACGCGCAAATACTCCCGAACCAGAAGCTCTATCCATCGCTCTTTTGTAGCCTTGAGAGCCTTTAGAATGATGATGACAGTAGATGGCTGCACATCCTGTTTCATTACAAATTTTGTCAAATTGATTAGAGAAAGCTCCCATTTCAGAAGCATTGTTTTCATCTCCTGTAATTACTTTATATATAGGGTCTATGATAATTGCATCGAAGCCTTGATTTGCAACTTTTCTTATAAGCTTCGGTACAAGTTTATCTAAAGGCATCGCTCGACCACGTAAGTTCCAAACTTTGATATTTCCGCTATGCTTAGGAGCAAGTTTTAATGCCTTATAAATCTTGTCAAAACGATGTAAGCAGCTGGCTCTATCTATTTCTAAATTCACATAGAGGACTTTTGATTTCTTGCACTGAAAACCTAGCCACTTACCACCTTCAGATAATGCGATAGCTAGTTGCATTAATAAGAAACTTTTTCCTGCTTTAGAAGAACCTGAAATAAGCATTTTATGTCCAACTCTAACAACACCTTCAATAAGTTCAGGTGCAAGAGGAGGTAAATGTGATAATTCTTCATCAAGTGAATCAAGTCTAGGCATTTCATCGACAATACCTTCAGCAAAATCTAACCATTCATTCCAGTTACGTCTACCTATGTTAGTATCAACCAATGTTTGAATAATGCCATTTCGAGTCACACCAGGTAATCGTGATAATCTTGATGGATTTCGATTAGCTGTATCAACCTTGAGTCCGTTCTTATCTAGGAAACCGTATAAGTATTCCACACGCTTACGATATTCTTCTGCATCCTTTGCGTCAACCCTAACGATGGCATGTAAACTTCTACTACCACTATGAACTAGACAAGCGATTGGAAGTTCGAACTTTCGATAAATAGCATCTTGTTCTGGAATGGGTATATTGTCTGATTCAACTAATGCATAGGAAAATCTTGTAATGTTGTCATTCTTAACACCACTACCATCAACCGGATTAAACCTAATCCATGCCCCACTCTCATCTTTCCAATCACCAATCACGGCACCGATATCATCTGGATGTTTTTTAAGTAAATCAATTAATTCTTTAGCTGTTCTGTCATACTGGCCTCTACCTGGCATCCATTTGCCATCGGCATTCTGCCAAACATCCGTTGTTACATACGCAACATATTCATTACTTTTAAATAATATTTCAAGATATTTTATAAGTTGTTCGGTTGGAGTCATACTAACAGTAGGATCGTAAATCATGCCATCACCATCGTATTCGATGATGTCATCCCATTCCATAAGTCCACCGTTTTCATGAACATAAGGAACCCATCCTGCGTCTTTTGCCATTTTTATAATCGTTCCTCCGGCTATGGGATTAGAGGAGCCAGCAAAGCTCCTCCATTTTCTATCACACTCACCTTGTTTATAGCGAGCATCATTTTGACTCCAGTTATCCCATATCGAGCAATCATATCCTTCAGCTTTAAGTGCCATGCCTATATTTATCCATTCTTGATAAGATACTTTTGATACATCAATCTGTTTTAAAGCATCAAGTAAATTGTCCATTTAAATCCTCCTACGGTTGATAACTTGTTGCATTGATACCTCTTGGTAAAAACCAATTGTTTTCTGCGATACGTGTGATCATTTTGCTTGCTACATCAAATGCCCACATACCAACATGTAAGAATCCATAACGTTCCAAGAAACGGATCTGTTTTGGTGTAGCTAAGCCTTCAATTTGTCTATTCTTGAGTTTTTCAATAAGCATGCTAGCCATCCCACAACTCGTGACTGCTTCTGGATAAATGCCATGTTTTTCTAAGTAATCAAGTTGTCTTTCAGTAGCAGGTCCCATCTCCCACATAAATGCAGGTTCATAATTTGCTAAATCTTCTGCTGCAATAGAGAAAGCATATTGAATTGGATCAACGAGCTTTGTTTTCTTTCTACGCATGGCAGCTAGTTCTCTTGCAAGTGCGTCTTCACGTTCTTGTATCACATCATTTTCAGATTCTTTTTCAGCAGCAAGTAAATCAATACCACTTTCTTTATCCATCATCTTTTGATCGATACGTTTAGCGAGCTCTGCATCCTTAGAAATCAGTGCTGATGGTCTACATAAGTCATGACGTTCTGTCATCCATAGAAAATCAAGCAATAATAACTCTTCTTTACCTGGATGGAGTCTCATCCCACGACCTACCATTTGTTGATAGAGGCTTCTAATCTTTGTCGGTCTTAGCACAATGATGCAATCCACAGCAGGACAATCCCAACCTTCAGTTAAAAGCATGGAATTACATAACACATCATATTCACCCGCTTCAAAGTCAGCTAAGATTTCATCTCGGTCTGTACTGTTTCCATTAACTTCTGCTGCTTTAATACCGTGTAAATTCAGTAACTCGCAGAACTTTTGAGATGTTTTAACTAGCGGTAAGAACACAACTGTTTTTCTGCCTTTGCAGTACTTAAGCATTTCCAGTGCAATTTGATTTAAGTAAGGTTCTAATGCGGATCCTATTTCACCTACTGCATAATCACCATTCGAAACGCTAACACTGTGAATATCAAGTTCAAGTGGAATCATCTGTGCTTTAACTGGGCAAAGATAACCTTCTCTAATGGCTTGATGAAGAGAGTATTCATAGGCTTTTGAGTCAAAATACTTACCTAAACTTTTCTGATCAGAGCGATCAGGAGTTGCTGTTACACCGAGAACATTAGCACCATCGAAGTGAGTTAGTATGCGTTGATAGGTATCACTCATGGAATGATGTGCTTCATCTACAACAATGGTCTTAAAATGATTCTTAGCAAATGCTGTGAGTCTTTTTTCTTGTGATAGAGTTTGTACTGACGCAACAGTCACTCGCTTTTTAGAACCGATTGAACTAGACTCAGCCTTTTCCAAAGCTGAATCCAATCCACTCGTTTCCTTTAATTTATCTGAAGCTTGATCGAGCAATTCTCCACGATGAGCAAGAATTAATGCATTACTTCCGTCTTTGGTTTCCTCTTCAACAACCTTTGAAAATACGACTGTTTTACCAGTGCCAGTTGGAAGTACTAATAGCGTTTTTTGATGTCCTTGACTCCACTCATTTCGAATTGCACTAACCGCTTCATTTTGATAAGGTCTTAATACCATGATTGATCCCTCCTAAAATGGAAGATCGTCTGGAAAAAAGAACTCTTCGTTGTAATCAATGAAACGATCAATATCATTTGTAAACTTCTCTTCACCTTGATTGTTGGTGTATGAGCGTTGTTTAAAATGAGCTCTGCCTTTAGAACCAATCACTTTATTCCAATCCATCGTTAACTTTTCACCATGTTTCTTCTGACCAATGCATCTAAAGAATGATGAAATACGCCATTCTAATGAGCGATAGAGAAGCAAATCAAACTTAACGGTTGCAATACCTTCTTTAGTATCTACTTGAACTGTTATTGTTGCCTTGTTACATGCGGGAACTTTGGGTCCACCAGGAAATCTACCGCGTTCAAAATTTGTGACTGTGAAATTGTAATCACCTTCAGGCAGTAAGACATACTCCTGACCGTCTTCTTCGATGGCATCGTTCCAATCCATCAACATATTTTTGTTATCCATCATGATTGTTGTTCTCCTTTTTTATTTTTTATTGATTCAACTATTTTTTTCCAATTCGGAATGATCCATCGTGTTATGAAATCATCTGAATAATTGCTTATTGATTCTGTTTCTTGATAATGACCTTTAGTTGCGACGACTTTCTTTAATTCTTCTTCACTGATATCTGATTCATTGATCATCTGTGTGAGTTTCTCAACGAGAGCAAATGTAGTGATATCTTTAGGATCAGGAAACGTTACTTCAGGTTTGACAAAATCCTGGTCTTCAAATAAGTGCGCTATGGATGAAAAGCTGAGTTCGAGTTCTTCTGGTAAATCGTATCTGTTCTTGGCATCATAAGTAGGATTATGTGTTGTGTATAAAACACGCTTTCCGCCTTGAGCTTTCTTGGAGTTATTTTCTGTTGTAATGACATAGATTTTGTAGTTCACAAAGAAGAGTGCATCAGACCATTCTTTGATAAGTGGTGCGACTTGTTTAGATAGTTTCATTTCATAGCGATCAAATGCGCCTTGTTCTTCTGGGAGTTCAAACTTTCTCGGTTTTGCATGTGCTGTAATGACCACGTTTATACCTACTTCGATCAGTTGATCCATCAGAGTGAGCAGTTTTGAAAACTCATCAACTAAATAGACATACCCTTTACCATAACCAAAATCTTCAATGTTGTTCTTCCGATACTTCTCACACACTGCATTTGTACATAATGATTCAGCCCAGTCTGCGGTATCTAAAACAACTGTTTTACATATCGTTGGATTAGCAATAATTTCTTTCACTACTGAGATCAATTCATCCCATGATTTATTGCACTTGATTCTTCTAATATCTAAATTGCTTGTGCCACCTTCGGTGTCAATGAATAACGGATCTGGAAACTGACTGGCAAAGGTTGATTTACCGATTCCCTCTGGACCATAAATGACAATTTTTAGTGGACGTTTTTCTTTACCTTCAATAATTTTTAACATGTTTTATTTATCTCCTTCTTCAATCATATTTGCCTCTTCACGAGGATCTTTTTTTGGTACCAAAACTAATGAGCCTAGTTGCATATTGATATAAGCTCCTATGAGGGCCTCAACTTTACTCTTACCTATTCGTTTAGTAAGTTCTGTAATCCCAGCTACCTTCTTTGGTGCATAAGGATCGATACCTTCTTGTTCACAAGCCTTGATGACACCTTCTTCATCAGTAATCTTTCTTGATCCTTTATTATGAACAAGTTTGTACTTAGACCACTTATGACCATTGAGTGCTTTCTTGATGGCAAACTCCATCACATCTTTTGCATATTGAATGACTTCATCCAGATGTGGTAGTAATGCTTCGATATCAGCATCTGTCATAATCGTTACTGGTTTTTTTAACGCTTGCATAACTTCATTGTTAGCTTCAGCTCGCTTTGCACATATCGCTTTTCCTGCACAGTATCTACAATACTTACCTGGATGCGCTTCTGGGTTTTCTGTTTTAGTTCTTTTCACTGCCGGTACGAGTACATTTGATTCAAACTCAAGCAACTCTTCAATTGGCATCTCATAATCATTTGTATTGTTTATAACTGGTTGATAAATGACAAGTCTCACTTTTTTGACTGGATATAAATCCTTGTAGGCTTTGTAAAAATAAAGTGCATAGATGCCAAGTTGTGAGTTAAACAGTCCCGATTCACTATCAAATGCATAAACTGGTATTCTACCGGTTTTCAAGTCAATCACTGTGAGCGTTCCACCATCCAGAGATGATATGATTCCACAATCTAAGGTTCCTCCTGCATCATCATCAAAATCCATATCAAGATGCTGCTCGATGACGATGAGTGGTTCTGTATCTGTTCTCTTCTTTTCAAACTCAATGGCCTGAATAACGAAATCTGCGTATCCATCTGAGATTTCCTGCATCTCTTCTGAATACATATCAAGCTCTTTGATGACTTCTTCAATCGGTTTTACTTCACTGTCATAATCAATTAAATTTAATGACTTACTGATCAGAACAGCTCCTAATTCATGGCACTGTGTTCCAAACTCAGCTTGTGGATTTGTCTCTTGGCTTGATCCATCATTTAGAAGGGTACTAAGCGGACAGTTTAACCATGTACTACTCTTACTAGGGCTATACTTTCTACTGTGGATCGTTGGACTTCGTGACATCTGTAATCCCTCCTTCTTTACTATCCATCTCTTCTGGAAGCAACATCACTTCCAGTGCCAATGTTTTAGTCGTCTCACTGATAAGCAGTAATGTTTCGACTAAATCCTTATCCGTTAGATAGGGCTTATCGGCTTTTGGTTCTTTCTTCATTTCTAAACCTCCTTTGGTTATTGAAAAGGTCGTTCTTCCTCTTCAAAGGATTAATGGCGAGGTTTATTTTGCATTGCCGGTTATTTTTTATTTTTTTCATATTTTTCTGTAAGCATCTTGATTAATTTGGTTTTGCGTTCTTGTATGGTGCTTCTTGCCTTATTCAGTTCAACAGCTATTTCAGCATCAGTTTTTCCTTCATTGAAATATTTCAAAATCAGTTGATCTGTTTCATTAAGCTCACTTACGAGATTCCAAATGAAGTCACTCTGTTCTTGTTCCTTAAGTTGTTCCTGATTTTCTTCATAGGAATTATCTTTGAAATCGAAATCGTAATTCTCGCGCATGTAATCAATAGAGATAGGTAGGCCGTCTCTTACCTTTGGACACAAACTGCAATCAGCCCGGCATTTAACCAATCCAAACTTCTCAGATGGAATTAGACATCGTGATTCGGTATCTCTTCTACGTCTTTCGTTTCGCACATCATTTCTATGAAAGTGAAAATACTCTTCATCACAAGGAATGAATCTTAAATCTCCATCTGCATCCTTATAAAGAACCCAGTGCGTTTGCGTATTTTCTGGATCGCTTTGTAGTTGTTCAAGGCTTCCATAGCCATATAGTTTAGGATGTTGATTCTTCTTTGTTTTAGTTAGCTTCATAAAAAAATACCTCCAGTTTAGATTTGTTTCTCTAAAAATGGAGATATTCTTCTCTCAGTCATGTAGGCAGTTCAAAGGGGTCGCAAAAAGAAGGGTTAATAGAATAACTCCATTTCAATTTGCAGGCCTCTCCTCACAATAGATCGAACTGCATGATTAAATTTTTCTACTTCATTGTGACCAGCTTAGCTAAGGCTGTGAAGTTCTTTTTCTTAGATTTTTTTAATAAATCCAACAGTATTATAGCAAATCAGCTTTCTTCAATTTCGGAGTCAATTCCGAGCATTATAGAGTAAAAAAAAGGACTTCATACTGAAATCTAAAATGATTAGATAGTATAAAGTCCAATTTATAAAGTTATGTATCGGAACACGTTACGAAATTTTTTTAAGGAAGTTGTGTTTTATTCGAGTCAAGTAGATATTTATTCCATCTTTCAAGACCTTCATCATAATGTAGATCGATTAAGTTGCAATAAATCATGTCATCTTCACTGTAACTTTTCGTAATGATGATCCCTGCTTTTTCTAAGAGTAAGTAGGTTATTTTCGGATGAATTCTTAAACCTCCACAAATTGCAAGTAATTTTTCTTTAGAGGGTTTAGTTTCACCAGTTACATACGATTTAATTGTTTTATCAGTAATGGATGTTAGTTTAGAGATTTTATTATAATTTGGCGTCCCATCTGATTTTAAATACCCCAATTCCTTGATAACTTCAGAAAAATCTTCATGGAATTCACCATTCAATCTTTTTTGCAAAGTTCCAGCTTCTTTTGCATTTTCTATTTCATCAGCAAAAGCCTCTAATTCTTTATTGCTAGGAGAATTTTTATCATAATCTGCAGGTACATATTTATTTTTGCCTTCTGGTCTACATAGAAAATTCGATGCTAAATAAGTTCTATATTGTTCATTTTTAATTTCAAATTCTCTTTTTGAAAATACAAATGCACATTCATCAAGGTGTTCAAGTGCATAAGGTGTTAATTGTTTTTGTCCTTTATTATTGATTGTTACATACTTAAGTGAATTAACAACTACTAAACCATTAACATAAGTTATTTTTCCTTCTCGAGACAACCTATAGAGATTGTCATTTTTTCTAATTTGAATAACTGAGTCAATAAAATCAATAACATATGTTTGGTTTCGATTTAATTGTTTCGATTTAAAAGAAAAATCTGGTATTTTCTCACCATTGACAAAGTTATTTATTCCAGCTGCTTGATGATAACCTAAGTCAATAAGTCGAATTTTAGCCGCGAGTTTAGAAACTTTGAAAAATTCTGCTAACTGTTCAATAACTATTTGAAGTTTAAATGCTTCGCTTTTAAGTGGAAATAGTTTTCCAATCTCATCTCTCAATTGATGATATTTCATTCGAGTGGTTTTGACGGGCATAAGAATTCTAGGAGCTAACATAGTCGCTTGCCATTCCATCAAATCAAACGCTTTTTGTTCATCACTTCTTAATATATTATTTTCTTGCTTAACTTTGTAAACTATTGATTGAGAAGAACCTTTGATGATTTTTTGTAATTCAAAGAACTTAGAATGTAATTCAATATGGACACATTCATGAATAATTGTGTTATTTATACTCCCCAAACCATTGATTCTTTTTATATTTCTATTAATTAGAATTGTTCTAGGCTTGATTTGCTTTGTGACGATATTCTTTTCCTTATCATAGACTTCTTCTTTAGACTCGCTAAAAAATGCTTTACCATATATTTCATCACTTAATGGCGCATAATATGCATGCACGCCAGTGTTTTGTAAAATATTTTTCATTGGTAAAGCCATAGGAACTTCAAGTGCTTCTTTGTAATACTTTTCTAAAAATGCTTCTGCTCTCTTTTCTAAATCTTCAGTAGGTATATATGGGATTGCAAATTGTGATAATGCTTTTTTATATGTATATGGATCATTAATATACTCTTCGATAGAATCAATTTTAAAGTTTCTAATTCCGTTATCAAATACCCCATAACATGTCGCAATAAACCATATATTTTTGGTATCAGTTTCATAATCATAACGACTCTTCCCAGATACATTAAACTCAGCAGAGATCGTTAACTTAAATTCATCTTTATCTTGAAAAATATCATCTCTATAATAAATCTTCTCAATTGAAATATCTTCAAGTTTTATATAGGTAGGATTAGGGATTAAATTTGTATTAAAATTCAACTGAAATCTGTTCTTTAAAAAGTAATCATTTACTTCATCAAATATGTCATTGTAATAGAGTTCATCTATATATTCTTTTATTGAATTAAACTTCACAAAAATCCCCCTCCTTTACATGAGTTATTATCTTGGATACACCTCTTCTAAAGTTTTTCCCTCTTTAGTTTTCCAAACTTTCCAACCACTATTACTACCCAATGAAACAATATCAGCAGCAGTACTTGGTGAATTAAAAGCATAATCTTTTGCAAAAACTAGAACACCATTAACTTCATCAATTATTCCTTCATCGATTAGTTTATCTCTAAACTTAAGTTCATTAGATTCTTTCTTGTGTTTGGTTGGTTCAGCACGAGCAATTGATCCTTTAAGAACAATGAATTTTTCATCAATGAATACACCTTGAGCATCCCATAGATTATCCTTGCTCTTGAAATAAAAACGTACTTCTTCTGATAACTGTTCTTTTTCTACTTCTGGTACAAACACATAAAATCCTAACGCTTTAACTAATGTCTTAATAGTCTCAAAGTAAATTAGGCATTCGTTCATTTTAGATTCAGGAATTGAGGTATATTTGCCCCCATTTCCATTTTCAACTTTAAATCGATCAGTTTCAATGGCTTTTTGAATCATGAGTTGTTCCAAGTAGGTTAAATGGGCTTTATCAAATGTGCCACCTAAATTTTGTATGGTGTATACTCCTTCCCAGAAGTCTTTTTTCTTTTTGTGGTCTTGGAGTCGGGTGAAAATGTTCTCTGATTCACCAATATAAACCATCTTCTCGCCTGTTGAATCAACCCCAACCAAAATATAGCATCCAATGGTGTCCAGATCGACTTTACGATTATCAATTTCAGATTTTGCAACATAAACAATTTTTATGGCTTCAGTAGTGATACGAGCTTGGCTAACTTTACTGGCATCTCCAGTTGGCAAATATATCTCTATCGTTTTTGCAAAAATCACAATCGTCCCTCCTTACAAATATTAGCTCTCAATTCCATAACCAAACCAATTAAAACTATTTCTATAATTATTTTTGTACAATTCGCTTTCAGTATCAAGCTGTTTGCCTAATGATTCATTAACAAAAAACTCATGGATATAATTATCCAAGATGCGTTCTTGGAAGATGTTATATTTGTTAAGAATTTCAAACTCTTCTTTTTTGATACCCACTGCTGAATGGAAAACATATGAATCAGCATTTGCGAACACTTCTTTAAATGTGGTCTCTCTATAAACACTAATATATAGAAATTGAAAGACTTTGGAGAGGATGTGTTTTAAAACATTATGTGTATCTTCAACACTTCTTTCTGTATCTTTTATCAAAGGCTTTAATGATTGTACTATAATACTTCTAAATGATTCTCGATACCATCTAATCATCATTTTACCTTGAAATTCAGTAGGAATATTGTCCTTATTATTCAAATGTTCATGGATAAAATTATTGATTTTGATTCGTGTGTCTTTAGTGTAAACAATTTCTTTGCCAAATTTCTTTTTAACTTCTTCAATAAACTTCTTGCCATCATCAAGACCGCACTTCATATTTTTTATTGGGACATTAACTCCAGATTCATATCCTGATATTAATCCGTTAAAAAATCTCTTTCTTTGGTCTTCTTGATACTCTGCGGGACAATTCTCCTTAACTAATCTTTTTACATTTGACAGAAACAATTCTTGAATAGCTTCATCTTCGATTTCTATGTAAAGTTTATAATCTAATAATCCATTTGCATAACCGATTTTTCTGCCCTTAAGGCTCTCGATAGACTTAGAATCTGATCGAGAATCCGATGGTGCAGTTCTTGTCTTTGGTTTATCAAATTTAGCATGAGCAAAAACACGTTTAATAACATCACTACATTGTGGATCATTCATCATGTCAGCAATGGTTTTTTCATCTAAAGCTCGAGTTGTGCGTTCAATATCCTTGATTTTTTGAGAAAGAGATTTATTACTGTAACCGAATTGGGCAAGCTCATAGAATATTTCTTCAGAGATAGGTGCATCAACATTCCCATTCATATAAATCGGTAGATATTTAACTATTAACTTAGGAAGTTCAAGTTTGGTTACGTTTCCACTTTTTTCTGCGTAATGAAGCAATAAAGCTGAAGCTCTATCAATGTTAAAATCGTAAACATTACTTTGTTTCTTAATAATATTTCCATCAGCATCCACATCAGGGGTCTGAGCTCTAAAAATGGCTTGAAAGTATTGTTCTGGACTAGATAAATCTTTCAGAACAAAAATACTGGTCCAGGGTTTCACTGTGACTCCAAGTGTTAATTTATTAACTGTCAAGCTGATGGTACCAAGTTTGTTTTTTTGTTTTGAAGCAAGGATTCTTCTTTCAAGAAATTTAAGTGCACTGTATCCTGAACCAACATCCTTACTTGAAAGATTTACAATCTCATATTGATTAAAGTAAGGATCTTTTTTTAATAGGTCAGTCATTGCTTGACACGAATTAACTGATGGCATTAACCATAAAGTATGTTTATTATGTGCAAAATGTGGATTTTGGTATGGAAAAATACTGCCTGGTTTTGGCAAGCTACCCTGTAAAATTGAGAACCACTCGACAATTTGTTCTTTATATACAAATTCATTATCTTCATCCGAATCTAAATCTTTTTTAGTCTCAAAAAATTTATTGAGTGAAAAGTAAGCCTTATTATTTAGGATTTTTTCTTTAGACATGAGTTGGTCTGTTAATCCACTATAAAGATTAGCCATATTATATCCAAAAATTTTCATATCTGGAAAATGTGCATACTCATTAGATGGATTTGAAAAATCTTCATCAGGGTATTTGTTTTTTTGCTCATCAAAATAAGAATATGGATATGTATTAGCATCACTAAATTCACCGCGATCAATTGCTTTAAACGGTGTTCCAGATAAACAAATTGTTTCTCTTGTGGTAATACCAAATTTTTTAGCGATATCACTATTTGCTTTATCTCTTAAATTTTTTTGATACTCTTTATCCATGTCTTCAATGGTTTCCTGAGTTCTATCATTCCAAGCACCAAAATGATATTCATCAAGAACTAATAAATCAAAATCAATACCTTGAAGTTTTTTAATTTTATCCTTAGTACTTTGTGTAGTAGAATCTCTTCCTAAATAATTCTGCAACGACAAAAAAAGAACATAAGGTTTTTCAGGTGCATTATTTAACATAAAATGAGGATTAGCTAATTCAAAATCAGTGTAATATTCATATTCAGTTTGTATATGTTTTAAGTCTTCTCGCCATGAATCTTCTACAGCTGGAACAAAGGTAAGTATAAGTATTTTTTTTAATTTAGCTTCTTCAGCATATTTATAAGTGGTAAAACATTTACCAAATCGCATCTTACAGTTTAATAGAAATCTAGGAATAGCTGGTTTACCTTTAAAATAATCAAGTAATCTATCTACAGCCTCTCTTTGTTCTTTTCTTGGTTCATAAATGATTTTCTTGCCTGAATCATCAGCTTTCCGGTAGTCTTCAAAAATATCAATCAAGTCATCCAAAGTTATGTCCCCAGTGAACCACTCTTGATTTTTTTCGGAATATCCTGGGAGTTTTGTGGTTATTTCTCTATGTATATCATGATCTTTGAAATTATCATCTTTATCATTAATACATACACCCCAAAAAAGAACTTCACGGTCGAGACCGTATTTATCATAACGATCATCAAATAAATCACCGCCAAGAGCAACTTCTTTTACTTGAGCATCTATTCTAGCTTTGATAGCATGCCAATAAGTTTCTCCTTTTTTACAAATTGTCATTCCTACTTTGAATCCATGCATTGGCATTTTAGGTAATGAATATATGTAAAGTAGAACAACTCTATCTCTTAAATTGTTCGCTTCATCCAAAGCTACTGTATGCTCACTATGATTGAAAATATACTTATCTTCTAAATTAATGGTTGCAGATTGAAAAGTATTTATTTTAGTTGGCATTTCAATCCAGCTCCTTGATGTGTTTTTCAATATAATCAATATCTTCTTGATCTAGCTGATATTTTGCATATAATTCTTGATCAGACCAAATTTTATCGTATGACAATAATGGTGCGTATTTGTAAGTATCTTGAGTCATATTCTTGTTTTTTCTAATACCAACCATAAATCTAAAAAATTTAGTTGACATATACTTCGAAACATTAATAGCTTGATTTTCGTTTTTAAACGGGCCTACAACTAAAAACGTTTCTGAACAAACAGTGTTTGGTTCTCCTAACTCTGCTTTTCCAATTATCCTAGCTGGAATGGGGTTTCCAATTTGCCCTGCAGCTCCATCAGCTTTTGAGATAAAAATTTTCCATACATTAACAAGATTTCTTCCTTTTTTTATAGTAAAACCAGGTTTTAAAAATTTAACATCTCTACTATTTTCAAATCTACCAAAAATACTTAAATCTGATTTATTTATTTTATTATCGACAAAATCAGATTCAGCTACTTTAGAAATTCCAAAGGGATTTCTTGGAGATACAATTGAGCTAAATGATTTTTCATTTTTTTCTTGTACTTTAAGTAAAATATGTAACGATTTCTCATCACGAATTAGAATATCAGTGTTATTGCTTAAATATCTCTCTGAAATTTTAGTGATTCCATCTTGATGATGAGATATTATTTTGCAAACACCTTCATTTTCTCTATCCCAAAGAAAATAACAAACCCCTCCTTCAATGCTTACTGAAGGGAAACAATCTTGAGCTATTAAGTAATCATGAAGGACTCTAATATGTTTATCTGAAATCATTTTATTCCTGAACTCATCTAGTCCTTTACCACCTGAAAACCATCTTGATGGTATAATCATTGACATATATTTAGGTTTTAATGATATCGCTTGGTTTACGAATAAGTTATAAATTGGCTTCGAGCTAGATCCTCCCCCACCATCTGTAAGTTGGTATGGTGGATTTCCTATAATAATGTCAAACTTCATATTATTTCCTCCAAAAAATCTATTTTGTAAATGTTTTTCTATATTTTCTACATGAATAAATTCATATGCATAATGTTCTAATTGCTTTGGGTCTGAATATCTTCCAGGTTTTCCATCTTTGTCATTTTCAGCCGTACCACAATAAATGCATTTGCCTTTATTGAAAGTGTGTTCAGTTATTGGAGTTAAGATATTCCCTTGCTCTGAATCAAACCACTCACCATTTCCTATTGCATATCCATTAATAGAATTACCATCTTGATCTACTTTTCCATCGAATTTCCGATTTGCTTGAGAACAATAATAGACTGTTCTCCTGCTAACTTGAGAAGTAAATTTGGTTAATCCAATACTAAATATCATTTTTTGAAGAATATGTTTTCTTCTTTTTTCAGTATCAGTTTCCCATTCACTTAACCCAGCATCAAGTCTCAATGCAATTTCCCTTAAAAAAACTCCATTTTTATCACAAGGATTTAACCATTTATAGTCTGGATTGTGCCAAACCTCATTAGGAAGCACATCTAGCATTTGTTGGCAAACTTTAACAGGTGTAAATACTTCATCATTACCTACATTATTAATAGTTTCTAAGATATCAAAATTTTCAATAAATTCTTGAGCTTCTTCTACTGAAGTTTTGTATTTTTTCTCTGCATTTAATGCTTCATTAGTATTATTCACTAAAGAGACCTCCTAAATCAGAAAAATCACTTTCTGAGTCATTAGTTTCCCAGTCTTCTAAGACGTAATAAGAATCATTGATCGATTGAGTTATATTCCATTTTGCGAATTGAATTCGATTTTTATCAGTCTTCTTTGATTTGTTTTTTACCATGGTAGGCATATACCAACCCATAGCTTCACCTTTATACTTTAAAGGACGATCAATATTAGTTTCACCCCATATAAAATTCGTAAGTATGATTTTTTTAGCTATTATTTTATACTCAACAGTAACTTCCTGTTTAGAAATTTCTGCCATGTTGAGTAACATACTATAAATATTATTTCTTTGTTTTTTTACTAAATCATAATCCATTTCAATGGAGAATATTGTAGATAATGCTATTAAAGATTTTTGCAAATATTCATTATCACAGATCAACTTTTTCAATCGAGATTCTAAAATTCTAACTGTGAATGCACCATCACCACTCGCAGGTTCTAATATAGTTTTTGTAATATCATTAATATTTTCATTGCCGATTAATTTAAGCATATCATTCACTATAAACTCAGGTGTGAATACTTGAAATCCATCAGGATCATTTGAACCACCGGTAGAAAAATCAGGATATGTATCAATATAAATTATTGAATCTAGATCCTGCTGAGTAATAAATTTAGTCTCCATCTTACCCCTCCATATCTATTTTGTTTAGTCTACATAGTTCAGCAATTTTTCTTTTCATCTTTATTGTTGGTTCGTGTAGTCCAGATTCCCATCTTGAGACAGTTGTATAAGATATACCTAATAAAGCAGCAAATTCAGTTTGCGATAAAATTAATTTGTCACGTAATTTCTTTATAAGTTTAGCGTATTCCATAGCTTACCTCGCCTTATTGGTTATATGCAATATTTTAGCATATTTTTATCAATACGACCACACTAAACAAGAATTATTTATAATATCATCTGATTTTTTCTCAAAATATCAAAATCTTAAAAGTCAAATCGTGTAAAAGTCATTCAAATCGTGTAAACTGACTTGTAATCGTGTAAATTTTGAGCAAATCGTGTAAGCCTATTATCAGTCTAATATTTTTATCCTTATTTTTGGTTACTTTTAACATCGAAAATTACTCTGCAATGTGATAAAAAGCCCTTATTAAAGCAAAAAAAGGCTTGATACGAATTGTATCAAACCTATGCTTCTTATATGGTGCGGACGATGAGACTTGAACTCACACGGGCGATTACTTGCCCACAAGCCCCTCAAACTTGCGTGTCTACCATTCCACCACATCCGCTTTAAAA